ATGTTCAAGTCAACCACCAGTCCACGCACATCATGTGAAGCACTCCGAAAAGACAGGAATGGGTCTCAAGGTCAGCGACTGTTGGACAGTGCCTTTGTGTTGGGAATGTCATCACGAACTGCACAACGCAAAAGTAAAAGAAGAACTTTTTTGGTCACTCAAGGGAGTAGATCCAATAGAAAAAGCACAAGAATTATGGAGACATACTAATGAAGCCAATGCCAAGAAAAGCATTCGTTGAGGTCAGCGGATTTGAAGCAAAGAAACATGCATTAAGACAAACCACAGATGGACTGTGGCAATTAACTTTAACTGTATCAGAGTTTGGTAATGCAGATTGGATGGTGTTTGCACCTGTAGGATTGCCTATTGCTATAGGAATTAAAGCATTAGACTACGACAATCCTGAAGAGGTTCATGAGGATAATGATTTAAAGAAATACGTTACTAAGTCTGTAATGCTATGTAAGAATGAAGACTTCCAAAAATATATTGAACAAAGAAATATGGAAGAGGGAACTTACAATTGGGGAATGGGCAATCAAGAGATTGAATGTTCTAATGCATTAAAAAGTTTGATAGGAATAAATTCAAGAGCAGATTTAAAACTTGAAGGCAATGCCTATGATCAAAAGAGAAGAGACCTTGATAACCTCATTCGAGACTTTGAAAATCATTATGATAAGAATGTTTAACTATTCGTAGTGAGCATTAGCAGTTGTTTGACTTTGACCCAGAGCCTGAACTCTTTTTATTAATCGCTCTGATCTGTTTGGCGTTTGTTTATTCCATCTAGAGTTACGCATCTCCTCGCCCATTTCATGCCATGCTCCACGATTACAAGCATCCACAGTCTTTTTAAATTTTAAAAGTCTTGGCATTCCTAATTGAAAACACATATTTGCCGTAACTAATCTGATTTCCTCTGGGAGTTTATTCCAATCTTCGAATATTTTCCCACAATCTTTAATAGTAGTTGCGACATCACTTTCAAAAACATTATAAATACGTTCATGAGAAACCTTCGTTCCGACTTCCTTTCCATATTCTGGATCGTTCTTCGTAACCAAATGTCCAATTCCAAAAGTGGGGTGTCCCTCAGAACAGAGATAAATCGATTTCTTATTTCCCTCATCGTTTTCTAAATCCTTGCGTAGTTTATCAATAAAGTATTCCATTCTGTTCCTCAATAGTTTATAGTATGAATATGTTAATTCTTTTAAATCTTGTCGTAATAGGTTTATTTCTGCTCTTGCTGACAGTAACTCTCTTCTAAGAGTTTCCTCAAATGTATCTTCGTGGTTGTTCCAACCTTTACTTTCTGTTTCCAATTGCACTAAATCCAAAATAAGCTCCTACTAATCCACACATACTAATATACTGAGTCATCAATATGCTTTCAGCTTCTGCTAATCTGTCTGGAAATGCAAGTGTTAATATTGTTGTGAGAGCCATAAGTAAAATAAGAACCCATGCCATTCTTCGTTTGTTTGTTTGATATGTTAGTTTATCAGGTACTAGATCGTTTGCGTTTTCTGACATATTTCTTTATCCCATAAAAAAATGACGTTGCGTTTATTACTGTATTTAAAGTAACCATTGTTACTAATATCCACTCCCAACCTTCAGGCATTATTTTTTTCTAAACTTATCCAGTCCACGAATGCCTAATGCAGCAGACACAGTTAAAAACAATAAGTAAGTATACCATTCAGGCAACTCATTTAATCTAGCAAAACCGTTCTTGACTACATCTTCCATACCGGGGATGAATACCAAAATTGTTGGAATTAATATAACGATTGTGACAAGCTCATCTTTCCACGAGTTCTGAGTTCCTTGTGCCATAATGATTTCCCACTTAGAATCATGTGTGGCTGCAGTCCGCATTATTTCAGCTTCAGCTTCAGCTTTTGTCTGAGCAAGAGTAGCTTTTGCTTTTTGTTTATTTATCTGGCCTTGCATAAAAGATCCTGCAAGATCAGCTATAGGGCCTATGAATGCTTGAAACATTATGTGTTTTCTCCTTTGGGTTCACCCATATAAACACAAGTACTGTACCCATTTAAATATTGAGGGTCTTGTATTATCTTATTTCTTGCGTGTTCTATATATGTATAGCACTTATCAGATGATGAAAAAGGGAAATTGACCATTGGAAAATTTACCCATGTAGCACTGTCACCAAGTGCCCATAATATTGTTATTACTGGTATCCACATTATTTTTTCTTTCTTGTTGTTTTTCTTTTTCTGCCTGATGCCGTGACAGACCACTTAACTTTTGATGGGCCAGTTTTTTTTCGTGCTTCTGATTTACTTATTCTTCCTGCTACAGCTTTAGGTCTGCAAGCAGGGTAAGGTCTTTTCTTTTTATCTTTGCCTGATCGACCACACTTCTTTCCAGTCTTGACATCTCGCCAATCCTCCTTGAACCATTTGGTCAACCCACCTTGTGGTTTAGCCATTAGTAAGTACCACCCCTCTTTTTATAGGTACGAACTAACCATGCATTTGCATATGCACTTGGATAAACTGCAAACTTTCTTTTAGCTTCTGCTTTAACTCTTGAGTAAAGGGAAGGGTTCTTTGGTTTAGAACCTGACTTCTTAGTCTTTTTAATTGCAGGTTTTTTTCTAGCCATTTAGCATCTCCATCTTCTTCTTGCTTGTCGTAATCGACTGTTAGGGTCTTTTGCGGCCTTAGGGAACTTTTTCATCTGACCTGCACTTCTTGCACAATATGATTTGCGTCTGGCAGCTCGTTTGCCTGTAGGCTTTTTCTCTGTGACCGCTGTTTGTAATTTACTTCCGGGATTTTGTCTTCTGTATTTTGCAACACCTTTTTTAGTCATGCCTGCACCAGATTTTGTAGCTCTCTTATCTCCACTCTTAATAGAGAACCCTTTCATGCTACCTTTTTTTCTCATGCCGCTTTCCTTATTCTTTCTTTTATTTGTTTCACCCTATTGGCTATTAGGTTTCTTCTTGTAAGCAATTGTCTAATCTGTTCTGCTTTTTTATTTGGATCAATGTCTCTTGTTCTTACACCTTGTATTTTATCATTGATGTCATTTATTTGATTAAACATTTTATTTAATGTTGATCTAGCACCCAACAAAGATCTGTTTTGTTTTCTAGTTTCAATTGCATCTTCGTAGTTACCTTGTTCCCTCATGTTATTTATACCACGCAACAATTGATCAGCTTCTCTTTTTAATTCATAGAACTGGCTAAGATATCTATTCGCAGGGTCAGCCATACCTTTTTGTTTATAAAATCTTGTTAGACCTATAGAGTCTGCTGCTTTAGAAAAAACATTGTCACCAAATAATCCTGTTGGTTTTTTAGGAACAGCACCTGTCATTCCTAACAATGAGTCCATTCCTGCCAAGACAAGAGATCCCATAGAACCAAGATAGCCATTTACTAACTGTTCAAACTCAATAGGACTGATACCCATTGTTGCTGTTGCTTCACCCATTAGTTGTGCAAACTGTGAAGTTGTAGAGTAAGCTCTTTGTGCAGTAGGCAGTCCTCTTTGACCAAGTGACTCAAGCTCTCTACCTCTAAAAAAATCTTTATTTGTAGCAACCTCAAGTAGTGGAGATATAGCCTGTGGTATTGGATTAAATTCAAAGTTATTTAAAAACAATTGAACCACAGCATCTTTAACATATTCGCCATCCCTCTGTCTAATACCATCTAAAAACACTTCAGGTATAGTTGAGAATATAGCTCCAACCTCAAAAGGTTTAGGTATTAAAAACTTTTTATCGCCTGCGTAAATAATATAATAGTTAAGTTTTCTATAAAGAGGTTCTTTCTCCCAATCTTCATCTTGGCTCATGATTGCATACAGTCCTAAACTCATGCCCATAAGCGTCATACCTTTTAGTGCAGTCGCTTTATAGTTTGACTCAGTTCCACCCAACGCTGTTCCTGTTCTGTAAAGACCTTGTATTCTTGCATTTAAGAAAGGAACTAATGGAAGAAGTATGCCTAATGTCTGTACTGCAGCACCTTGTGGATTACCTCTTCTATTAAAGTTAATTAAGTTTAAAGCTTCGTATGCAGCGTCAGCCTTTGAAACCTTTGCTTCAATTAACTTTCTATATATAGCTTCTCTTGTTGCAAGTTCTGTTGTTTCACCAACTGAGTTTACTTTATCTAAAAGTGTGGATATCATATCAGAAACTCTTTGAGGAGAGTCAACTATGTCATAGCCTTCATGTCTTCTGTAAAACTTTTTCATCTTATTTGAAAAGTTTACT